ATTTTTTTTTTTTTTAATTTTTGAGAGGGGAAATTATTTTTTGGGAATTTGCGAAGAAAAATATGTAAAACAAGAATGGGTAATTTTTTGAGAAAAATAATAGGAAAATAATAAGAAATAATAATGAAAGGTAATAACATTTAAGAACATTATTATAAGAGATAATTTTTTATAGAAAATTATTATTTATTATTTTATTTTTTAATTAAAAAAAAATATACACATATATACGGGTATATATATATATGTATATATAATAAACTGCAAAACAAAATAATAAATAATAAAAATCGCCCAAAAACTAAGCTCTATAAGGGTGTTCTTAAATGTTATTACCTTCATTATTATTTTGTTATTATTTTGTCTTAAAGATAATAATAAAAGCCCCTCTTCGCAAAAGCTCAAAAAATTTTTATAATAATAATATTATTATTATAAAGAAAAAAAAATCACTTTTTTTCTCTTATTTTTCACGCCTGTCAGAGTGACGAGTAAAGCGAGTCCCCCGCCGGGTTTTTATAATTTCTTTTATTTTTAACTTTTCAAAAAAAATTTTCAAATTCATTTAATAATTTTTTTGCCGCGTGCGTATAATATAATAAAGGGATAAAAATAAAATGAAAGGAGATTCTAAACAACAATGAACGAGAATGCTAAAGAAGCATTTGACTTGATTAAAGCGATGACTATCAAAGAGTCTGATAATTTGGAAACTCGAGTTCAAAGTGATAGTGAGCATATAATAAACACTGTAAAAGATAGTGTAGTTGTTAATGATGCCTATGGCAACTCGCTCGCAGCAATCGGTACGGACGACAAAGTAACAAGCTTTACGAACTACGGGTTTTCGAATGACACACTCAATTGGTGTTTGTGGACGGCTCTTTACAATGACTCGTGGGTTTTTCGTAGAGCGATTGATAAACCTGCGCAGGATGAGATAAGAGCGGGAATCACTGTTCAAGGCGATTTTGACAAAGATTCAGTTTATCGAATTCTGAAAAAGTATCGTTTTGATTTTATCAAACTCTTGCAGTGGGGAGCATTATACGGTGGAAGCATCGCTGTGATGCTTTTTGACGGAATGCAAGACGCCGACTATCTCAACGGACTTGATATAAATCTCGGAAAGATACGCAAAGCAAAAGCGATGAGAATGTATGTCGTTGACCGCTGGTACGGCGTTGCTCCTACGTTTGACGACACAGTCACGGAAATGGATAACTTGGACTTTGGCAAGCCGAAATTCTATAATGTAACTTTCGCAGATGGCAAAACAATGAAGATACATCACGACTATATTTTGAGATATGAACACCGAACAGCCCCACAGTTGGTCAAGAACGGAATGCTCCAGGGTTGGGGATACGCTGAAGGTGCACACATTCTCAACGAGCTTACACGAGACGACAAGTTCAAGGCAACAATCAACTCGCTCGTTGATAAGTCGCTTATTGAAGTTATTAAAATGAGCGGTATGCGCGGTGTATTCATGGGAAGTGATAGCGCCAACAACGAACAGCTTACTAAACGTCTTGAAATGGTCAACTGGGGTAGAACATATAACTCATTGACGTTTCTTGACAAGGACGACGAGTATCAGCAGAGTCAGTTCAGTGGTTTAACTGGTCTTGCCGACCTTTTGGGAAAGAACATGTGGCTTGTTGCAGCTGCACTTGATATGCAGGGAATACTTTTCGGAGACCTTAAAGGCGGATTTTCGAATGACACAGAAGCTCTTGAAAGATACGACGAGACGATACAGGGCAGATGTGAGAGCTATGTTCGCCCCGTTTTCGAGAAATTCTTGTGGGTAATATATAAGAAGCTCGGAATTGAAGAGGACATAGAATTTACGTTCAATTCTCTTGTAGCGGATGCAATGAACGACAAGCGAATGCAGAGTTTGAAAAACTTTGTCGAACTTTGTGACACATTGCTCGGAGCAGGAGTATTTGATGCAAAACTTTACGCTAAGAGTGTACAGACTTACATCGAAAAGGGAACTATCGACTTTGGACTAACTGATGATGTTATTGAGAAGCTCGATAATTCTGATGAAATGGAAAACATAAATATTGATGAAATGAGGTAAATAAAAATGGCAAAAGCAAAACTTGAAAATGTAAAAAGAGCACTTTTCGACAATGTTGTTGATGATGTCGATTTTGTGGAACTTAAGAAAGTCACAAAAATTGACGCTGCGAAAGACACAGGATATGCAGCAAAAATTACAACAGCGCTTCAGGCAAATAAAGCTGTTACAATTTACATAGAAAAATGAACAGAAATCTTTACAAAGAAAAATACTTTATAGTTTTTTATTCTCTTGATGATGAAGAACTTTTGTATATGTTCGATAATGTAAGAGAAATTTGTAAATTTCAAGGAAAAGAACTAACAAGGACAAACATAAATCTTATTAACGTTGAGATATACAGAGGATTAAAACGAAAAACGAGGCTTGTAAGATTTTTAACAGGCGAGCCCATGAAAATTTATATTTTTGAAACGGAGGAATAATTATGAACGAATTTGTAAGAATACAGTCAAGCACAACAATACACGTCACACCGGGACTTCAGTACAAGGAAGTCACAAATCCCGATGCACATGTTCCGGACAGACTCAGAGTAATGCCGATGTGGGCAGGACATGTTATTTGCATAAAATCTGGCGTTGGGGTTTATCCCGCAGAAATCACAAAATGGGATAGTGTTAAAGCTCTTGCGAAATGTGGAGTACTCACAATCGGTGAGTTTGTAAACGAAGGCGGGGATTTCGAAGAGAAGAAACTTGCAACGACAGTACCGGAGACTGAAGAAGGTGCTTCAACACTTGACAAGAAAATAAGAAAAGTAAAGAAGACACTTGAAGATATCTCGGAATAACGGGGTGATTAAATGGCTACAAGGTTTTCGGTTTGGATTGACAATCCTGTAACAGGAACCAATATTCAGAGTTACAGTAATTTTGCAAATGATGCACAGAGAAAGAGTGGCTTTTCTGCAGGAACTCCCGCTTCGAGCATTAGAGTGAATACTGCACTTCGTGAAACCACACTTTTCACAACTGGCTTTATGAAAGCGTTTTTCGACACATCTACTCTTGACCCCTCGTCTACAGTAGCTCAAATGGCAACTGCACTTTCAGATCTGATTGCAACAAAAACATATGTTGATACTTCACTTACTGAAAAAATTTCCGCAGAAGTTGAAGCTGTTTTTAATGGTAAAATCATAATCAGTGATGTAGAAATTAGTGAAGGAGACCCACTAATGTCAGGAACAATCTATATTTATTATTGAGGTGAAACATGGGTGGTATTTTTATAGGAGATAACACGGATTCAGCAGTTAAGCCTAAAAAAATATTTGTGGGAAATAATACGAATACAGCTGTTGAAGTAAAAGCTATTTTTGTAGGAAATAATACAGATACAGCTGTAAAAGTATGGCCTGAAGGAGTAACACCTGGTGGAACTTATACCGTAAGGTGGCATCTTAATACTCCAACGAGTGGATGGTTTTGGGGCATTACATTTGCAGATGTTGAAATGTATACAACAAGCAGTGGCACTTATGTGGTTGAAAAAAGTAGCGGATATTTGTTAACAATCGACGGTGGCAGCACTCCTGACCCTCTAGCATCTTTTCCAATATATATGCGCATGGTTGTGCGAGCGGGCGGAGTTACAGTCATTGATACAACGGAGACCACAAATAGTTTAACAGTAATTTTGCCATCACAATATGATTCGTTTGATGTTACTATTTATGTATAAAGGAATGAAAAGAAATGTTACGATTAGAAAATGGAAACACTTTTGTGTATCAATGGGACACTGAACAATATGTGAGTTGCGAAGGCTGTGACACTGTTCAGTTTTCCAACAACTTACGCAAGTAAAATGGTTTCTGTATAAGGAGGTACATATGATTATTCAGACAACAAAAGAAATCAACGGTGTTTTGTATGACTACACCTATTCCGATTCCGGTTACATGATAGAGAGGGACGGCGTGCGCTACTCCGAAGCGGTTGACCCGATTGATTCCGGCAGAGTTTACACGGAGACAGACGAACCAATTGACGTAGGCACGAAAGAGGAAACAGTGGAAGATTACAAAGCCGCGATACGCAAACTCTATCCCATTGAGGAAAGCTGATGAAAGACTTCAAAGAGCTGATAATTCACAAGTTCAATAAAGACATTATCGTTTGTCCGATTTCGGACGTTCATTTCGGTTCGATTGGGCATCGAGAAAAAGAATGGAATGAATTTTGCAAGTTTGTTGAAAAGAACGAAAATGTTTATCTGACACTTGGTGGAGACCTCATCAACAATGGTACACGCAATTCTGTTTCGGGCCCTTTTAATGATATCATTCGTCCTCGAGAACAAAAACGAAGAATGGCTGAAATGTTGTCCCCAATAAAAGATAGAATTCTTTGCGCAATTCCCGGCAATCACGAAGCTCGTTCGGGAAAGGACGCAGACGACGACCCGATGGCTGACATAATGTGTAAGCTCGATTTGGAAGACCTTTACAGAGAAGATATGGCATTTGTAAAAATTGCTATGATGGGAGCAAATGAATCGAAAAATCAATACATCATAGGAATAATTCATGGCGGTGGTGGCGGTATATTTACTGGTGCCACCGTCAATAGAAATGAAAGATTTGGCAACATGATTGACGGAATTGACTGTCTTATTGTGGGACATTCACATAAGCCGTTTGTCACAAAGCCACAAAAGATAATTGTTGATGGAAACAACAATCTCGTGAAAACGTCGAGCTACACTGTTGTGGGTTCAACAAGTTGGCTCTCGTATGGAGGGTACGCTCTCCGAAAAATGTTGCTTCCGGCAAGCGAATCTAATCCGCAGAAAATATTGCTTAAATACGAAGACCGACATAAAGGAAAGGATGTACAAATTATATGGTAAATTCTCTTGGTGCAAAATTTGGTGCTCCCGATATTAGGGATTATAAAGTTAAGCGTAAAGATGGAGATGTTATCATCCCGGAAACGTTTGAATGCGAAAATATGCCAGCAGTAAAGAATCAAGGGCAGGTTTCCTCTTGTGTTGCTCATGCTCTCGCTACAATTGTCGAGTGGCACTCTCAGAGACAAGGTGATAGCAAAGAAGAAATGTCAACAGCTTTTATTTACGGGAATCGTATGAACAGTGTAAATATCGGAGAAGGAATGATAACACACGATGCTGTTGCAGCAGTAATGAAATGTGGTACTTGTGAAAAACGATATTTGCCTAAAAATATTGAAGTTCCTGATGCGATAAGATATTTTAAAGATAATTATTTCAAATTGTGCGACAGTGCCTATAAATATAGATTTACAAGCTATGCTCGAATTGAAAACGATGATGATTTGAAAATTTCCTTGATAAAGTATGGCCCCGTAGCCATTTGTATGAATTGGTATAGTGACATTACCTGGTCCGGAGATAAAATGATAATGAATACTACTCAGGAAAGAAAAAATATAACTGGCGGGCATTGTATGGTCATTTACGGGTATAATAAAATCGGTTGGCTGGTACAGAATTCTTGGGGTGATACTTGGGGAACAAACGGGGGTCGATGCATTATTCCCTATAACATCAAAATTAGAGAAATGTATCAGATAGTCGATGACTATTCCGAAAGAGCACAGAAAGCTCGTCTTGAAGCTCTTGAAAAAGCCAACAACGAGTATAGAGAAAAAATTCGTGAGCTTGATGATAAAATTGTTAAACTGAATGATTCTATTGCAACTCTTTTGGAATATAAAATACTTAGTGAAGAACAAGCAAAAGAATTGGAAGAGCTTTTAGAAAAACTTAATAATTGTGAGTCTGAGCTTTCGCGTTTGACTGCCGAGCTGAACGAGAAAAATAACGAGATGGAAATTCTCAAGAAAGAACTTCTCGAAATTAAGAAGCCATTCAAATCACCTTTTGGAAAGTTCTTCGCTAAAATAATTAACGGTATAATCAATTTGTTCTATTTGATTTTTAAGAGATAAGGAGATAAAAAAAATGTTTAATATTCCTAATCGAAAAGAAAATTTCCGGATAAAGAAGATGAATGCAATTCAGACTCTGGCAATCCGCTCTCAGATTGATTTTGACAACGTAAAGGCTGCAGAAAAATTTTTCAAACTCGCGCTTGAAAATATCGAGGTCGAAATAGCAGGAAGTTGGCTTCCCGTAAAAACTGAAAATCGAGAAGTATATCTTCCTGACGGTATAGAGAACGACCTTGAAGCGGTCACAGCTCTTACAACATATTTTACAAAAGACTATCTCATGCCGGTTTTTACGAAATCGAGCGAATCGAAAGTGTAATTCCGCAGGAGACTGCTGAATTTGATTTGCTCGCACCGACAAGATTGCCGATGATAATTTATTTGTTGTTGGTCAACAAACTTACTACGAGAAGTGAGCTAAGAGACTTAACAATCGAAGAAGTGCTCGACCTTTATGAGACGTGTCTCATTTCAAATTATAACAAAAGTGTTGTAATGAAAGGAGGAAAACAAAATGGCTGATGATTATACCAAAGGAATTTCGGTTTCCCTTAAAATCAATGAAAAAGATATTGAAGAATTTAAGTCGATTTTGAAACAAATTGAAGATGGTCAAGAAACCGATATAAATCGACTAAAAGAAATTCTGAAAGCTGGCAAATCTTCTGAAAAGAAAGAGAATAAAGAGAAGAAAGTTCAAGAAGAAGAACAAGGATATAGTTTCAAAGACTTTGCAGGAAAAGCTCTTGGAATGGGTTTTAACACTTCTTTTAAGGTACAATTCCTTGAAGGACTGGCAGGAGTTCTTAATAATGCTCTTAAAAAATTAGAATCAATTCTTGGAGACTCATGGGACGAACTCGACACGATGTTGGATTATTCACGATTGAGCAACAAAGAGGTTAGAGAACAAGCCTTTGAGTTTGGATTTTCTCCCGAACAGAATTATGCTTATACAAAAGCGATGGGAATTATGGGGCTCAGTGATTTTGAAGACCTTTACTTTTTAACGGAAAGTCAGTGGGAACGGTTCAACAAAAATTTTGAGAATTATTCTGATAAATATTCGCGACTTTATGATGATGGATTTTTTGATACGCTTGAAGATTATAACTACACAATGGCAGAATTTGAAGAAGAAATAAAAATGGGTTTTGTTGAAATGTTCATTAACAACAAAGACGTCATCATCACAGGATTTAAGGCTCTTATGACAATCACAGATGCTGTACTTTCTCTTTTAAGATTTTTTACAGGGGGTAAGAAATCTGAAAGGCAGTTGAATGCAGAAATAAATGAGGAAATTGCAAGAATTCGCGGGTCACAAAATGTGACAAACAAAAATCAAAGCGTAACATTTAGTCCGACATTTAACGGAGTCGGTACAGATGTTCAAAAACAGCTCAACACAAGCTTGACACTTGTCAAAGAGCAAATAATCGCAGCGTTGGAATGAGGTGAAATATGGCAAGGTTTGCAGTGCAAATAGAAGCAAAGGGTTGGGGGGGAGAAGGCGGGCAAAAAAAGTTTTTTCTCGAAAACATAAGCGGGTCGTCCATCACTAAAAGCCTGACGATTACAACACACCCCGTTATTGGTGGCGAAGAAATTGCCGACCATTTTTATAAAAATCCTGCAACACTTAATTTCTCAGGAATAATCTCGCTTAATTCAAACAAAACAGAAATAACAGAAGGTGTCACATTCGGAAAAAATAATCCGCAAGAGCTTGGAAGATTTCAACAAATTTTTGAAAAAATCCAAAGCGAAGGATTGCTTTGTGATATCGTGAAAATCCAAAGAGGCGAAGATGGTGGATATAGATTTCGCAAGCAGGACAACATGGTGCTCTCAAGCATTACATGGACTGAGGGCATTAACTCTCTCGGGTTTGACATGTCGTGGACTCAGGCTTTAATCGTTGAACAAACAAACTTCACAACTTCTTCAAACGGTGACACAACGGGGGATACTGACGTAAATAATTCTCAAGTCGAAAATGACGTAAATCTTCCTTCTGTTGAGTCTCCTAATTTGTCGAGCTTTTCAGAAACGGTGATGGATTGGACACAAGTAGAAGCTGAATTGTTGAACGAGCTCAGAACGCAAAAATTGTTATCCAATGATGTTATTGAATATGTTGTTTCTCATCAGGGAAATATGCCTGATTTGTCACTTGCACCGAAAAAGCAAAAAAAGCTGTTTACAGTTTGTTCAATTGTTCAAAAAAAGGATATAAGCGACGCAGGAAGAGCCAAGACGTATTTGAGAAACGCACTTTATGGTATTTTCGCACAAATTGGTGTCGTTGTTGTTTCGCTTTTTAAGAAGGGAAGTACTCAAGCGGCGATTTATGGAAATTCTTTTTCGACAGATGGATGGGAGAGCATGGACAGCATTGTTACAAGACTCGGAGAATTTCTCTGGACGATAGATAAAATCCTCGTGGAAAAGTACAACAATATGAGTGTTTATCGTATAACTTCAAACGAGGCGCATGATGTTTTACTGCAAATAGGCAACGAAAGCTATACTTGTAAATTTCGATACAACAACACAAATGGGATTTGGTATTTGGACGTCGAAAAAGACGGGGGAATCATTGGGGGAATAAGCAACCTCAAAAGCTGTATTACAGATTATAGCCAAGCCACAAACAGTAATTGTTTGTTTCGAGCTGATGGCGGTAATTATGTACATGTTGTTAGAATTCCCCCAAAAGCTTTTACATTCAACTTAACAGATTATTGTCTCGTTGTTTCGCCTGCTGATTTTACTCCTAATAAGTTTAATGAAGAAATACAAGCGGTGTTCAATAAGACATTTAAGAATGGATGAAATTATGGTGAGAAATTGGATTCGATTACTTTCCGTCGAGTTTTCAAACGGAGGCAACACAGTTATTTATGGCAACAAATTTTTGCAAGGAAAAAATGACGTTTCGATACACGTAAGTGGGTCGAAGTTTATGGGAGCACTCAAAGACTCCTGTAAAATTCTGATAGACAATCTCCCTTATTCCGAATTGCTAAATTTGATTGACGGAAAATATTTTGATGTTAAAATAAAAGCTGGATATAAAGGCTCAGGAGACGTTACGATGTTTGACGGCGGTGTTCTTTATATTTCAAATAACAGAACCAACACAAAAACAGCACAAGCAATTATTCTTTGTGCGTCAAAATTGGTTGCAAAGTTTTCACAAAGTCGAATAAATCTTACGCTTAATTCGGGTTTGAACCTTTATTCAGCAGCAAAATATGTACTTTCAAAAGCAGGAGTTAAAAATCCTAACATCTCAGAAGGATTGAAAAGTACAATTATTAAAAACGTTCAAAACGTTAATGATACTGCTGGTGGCTGGCTAAACAAACTACTTGAAAACAATAATTCTTTTGTATGTAATTCCGATAATAGTTTTTCAAGCACTGTGACATTGTTCGATGCGGCGAACAGTAAAAATCGATATATCACATTAACTAATAAAATCTTAGAGTTAACTGGGGGATATCCTCAAATATCCTCTGAGGGCTTGAGATTGACGTGTATGCCTACATACAACTTTATGTGTGGTGATATCATTAAGATTGATAATTCGGTTATACAAGCTCCTATAACGTCTCAAAAAGCATTGGCGTCTCCGAGCACATTTTTCATCGACGAAGATGGAGAATATATCATTTTTGAAATAGATTATTCTTTTGAAAATCGAGGAGAAAATTTCACGATGGATATTCTTGCGAAGTCTCGAAATAAGTTTAGGAAAATTAGGGGGACAACATGAGTTACACAGGCAATCAAACAAACAGCAAAGATTTTTTAGATATTCTTCAAGCGTTAAAAAAGAACATTATGAAGGATTTAAATGTTGGTGAAGTTGCTGTTGTAAACCAAATTGGAACGGAGTTTGTTACTTGCAAAATCTGTAATACTGATGAAAGTGTTGTTGCATATCCTGTTCAAGGCTTAACATTACAAGTCGGAGATGTTGTTGTTTTGATTTTTTGCAACACTGATTTTCGGACAAACCTTGAACGTCTAAAAAACGGAGCAGGCATTATTGAGAACTCTGAAATACCTGCACATTCGAAGTCTTATGGAATAATTTTGTCAATTCTTTACAGAAAGGAAGAACAAGAAATCTGATGGAAATTTCAAATTTTGTATCGTTTACTGCCGGCGGCTTGCAAACCGCAACCTTTGTGGAAGTTCGGGAAGCGTTAATCGCCCGTTATAAAGAAGTCTATGGAAACGACATAGACCTTTCAACGGGAAGTGCGGATGGAATATTTGTAAATGACCTTTCGCTTATTATAAACAACATTCTGTTGACTATGCAGACACTTTATAGCAATTTGGACATAAGAACAGCAACGGGAACCTATCTCGACACGCTTTGTGCGCTTGCTAACGTTTCAAGAAAGCCTGCCACATATTCTTCGACATATCTTAAAGTAACTAACACAGGTACAACAACAACGGGCGTTCTTAACGATTTAACATTCGTTGATAAATCAGGAATAGAATGGACAGCTTCTGACCCCGTCGAAATAAAGGCAGGAGAAACAAAGTCAATTCTCGTTACCTGTGATGAGGCGGGTGCAGTTTCTGCTCCTGCTGGATGGATTACTCAAACTCTTGAATTGTCCTATCTCACTGTTGTTCAGGAAAAAGATGCAAACATTGGTTCAGAGGAAGAAAGTGACTCGGAATTAAGAGCAAGGCGTAATCAGTCAAGCGGTGCGGCGGGTGTAACAGTTTTGGAGTCTCTTTTAGGTGCGTTGCTTAATGTTGTTGGAATAGAAGATGCCAAAATCTATAATAACAACACAACAGCAGCCATTACTTCAGCTGATGGTACTACGGTTGATGCACATTCTGTTTACGTGGTTTTAAGAAAAGACCCTGCGGTCATTATTGAAGATAGTGTGATAGGGAATATTATTCACGGAAAACTTACACCCGGAATACATTCTTGTGACTCCGCAGTTGAAACGAAAAAGAGCTATCAGTATATTTCGTCTGTTGAAGGTGTTGAAATCACAGAAAGTGAACAGAACGTATATTGGAAAGAAGCCGTTCCGATTGCTCCTAAGATAACAATCAATATTACACCTTACTCGTTTTATTCAAGCGACGAGCAGGACAATATTGGCAATGCTTTAATTAAGTATCTCAATGCTTTGTCATTGTCAACAGTTCCCACGACCAATAACATGATTATTCAAACAGTGTTGGCTGACCCCAAATTCAAGGGGAATGCCACATATGCAGTAAATTCGGTGACGTTCACACAGACAAATAATCCTGATACATATTTTAATTATACAAAAGCAACTTTTTCTCCCTCAAGTGGAAACACGATAAACATTGTATTGGAGTGATGTTATGAGTTTTATCCCTGATAAAATAAAAAGTTATGAGTGGTATTACAATAAACTCCCGCTCTATTTGAAAAATTCATACGGATTTTCTGAGCATTTCAAAATTTGGTATGAACTTTTGATAAGTGGAGATAAAAACGGAATTGTTAATGTTGGTGATACTCTTTTATATCTTTTTAATATTTTTGATAAAAATTTCTTGCAGACAATCGCCAACCTTCCTGATTCAGGAGCAACAGAAGGAAATTACGGCACTGTAAGCGACTTTCTCGACAAACTCGGCTATTTATTTGGAGTTATTAGAAATTTTAGTGTGACTTATAAAAATGATAACAACGAAAATGTGACAGAAGATTTGTCGCTCAACAATGAAGATTTTCTTCTTTTGATAAAGGCGCAGATAATTAAAAATTATTGCGAAGGAACATATGAGCAGATTAAGGGTTATTATAATTCGGCTGGGTTGGATGTCTTTTTAATCACGACCGAGGACGGAGCTTCTGCTCATGTATATCTTGCTGCTTCACCTGATTCAACAAAGTATTCTTTGAACGTTGAGAAAATGTTCAAGAGTGGCTTGATGAGGATTGAGAGCATGGGTATAACTTATACCGAAGGTGTTCGTGCTCTCGATTGGTTCCTTACTTGGGATTCAACAAAGACAAAAGAATATTGGGATACGGGGGTGTGGTCAGCATGAGATGTAGAAGAATTAAAAGAGGCGGAGTTTCCAACACAGTAGTTTGGTTTGGTTCGTATGGGAAAGCAGCTGATGGAAGTTCATTGTTTTTCAACGAAAATAATATTCATGATAATTTTGCAGACAGACAGGAAGGGGTGGCGGACTCATTGACACAACGTCTAAGCGTTATCGAGGGCGAGCTTTGGTATAACGTTTCTTTTGGCTTGCCGCTTATGGAAAAAATCGATAGCAAAATAGCAATCGACGCCACTGTTTCACAAATTGTTTTGTCTCATCCTGACGTTGTCGACATAACTGAATTCGAGTCGTCCAAAAGCGCAACACAATATCATGCGAAAATGAAAATAAGCACTAATTTCGGTGAGCTTTCTTTGGAAATTTGATTATATTTTATATGATTATTTAGATATAATATAATAAATAAAAGAGGTGATAACTTTTTGAAAATACTTGTTGCAGAAAAACTTTCGGAGCATAGATACAAGACACCCGAAGGCTATCTCATTTGTGTTGACTCGATTTTAGCGAGAACGGGAAAACAGACATATAAAAGAAGCGAGATATTCGGAGACGATGACGAACGTCTTGTCGAAGTCGACAGAAAGGCAGAAGAAGTTTTTTCTCCCGAAACGATGGCGTCTTTTGAAAACAAGCCCATTTGCGTGGAGCACCCTGATGTTGATGTTAATTCGGGAAACATTTCCGAATTTGCAGTTGGCTTTGTGCGTGATATTCACAAAGGCGAATATGAAGGCGAACCTGTAATGCTCGGAACGCTCGTTATTACGGATGCAAAGACAATTGAAGAAATAGAAGAAGGAAAACACACAGACCTTTCCTGTGGCTATGATTGTGACATTGATGATTCAGAGAATCCTCAGCAGAGAAACATTCGCGGAAACCATGTCGCACTTTGCGAGCAGGGGAGAGCTGGTATTGCTCGAATAATGGACAGTGTTAAAGATGAGGAAAGTACCTACACAGAGGTTACAAAAAACTTGGAGAAAGAGGCAAAGAAAGATATGAGCTGGCTCGATGCCGTTGTTAAAGATTCAAAAAGAATTACAGATTTTGATGATACTCCTCGTAATGTAAGAGTGGTAAAAGAATTTATTGAAAAAAATGGAAATAAATTTAGTAAATCAAAAGATGCAGATAAAATTCTTGATTACATTAAAATAAAAACCGGAATTAGAAACGCAGATTACGGCGATGTGCTGTATATTATCAAAAATTATACAAGAGCTGAAATCACTGACTCTGTGAAAGACGCAGAACAGACATTTAGAGTTCTTGCGATTGTTCCTGGAGATTATGACGATGAGCCTGGCTTTGATATTATCTTTAATGTAAAAGCAAATTCTGAGAATGAAGCAATTGCAAAAGCAAAGAAATATGCAGAAAAAACACCTGCGTATAGATTTGCTTGGGATTTTAGACTTGCAAAACATAATCAGCATACGCGCATTGAACGCAATGTTGATTCTGTGAAAGACGCAAAGACCGAATACGTCTTCAACTATCATGACACATATCACGGAACTCGTGATAAGATGAGAGTCGACGCAAACAACCTTGATGAAGCGATTCGTGAGTTCGGTAAGACCATGGCGCTTGGTGGTTTTGGTACGGCGAACATCTATGTAGTTAGCGTGTCTCCTAACGATGGCTACATGAGAGCTTATGGCAAGCTTTCTGAGATGCTCAAACAGAAATGGACAAGAGACTCTGTTAAAGACTCAACGTACAAAGTCGAATATCTAAGTTCCGGCGCAGAAATGTATCCGATAGTCGAAGTAGATGCTGCTTCTGAGTTTGAAGCAATCGAAACTGTTCGAAAGAAAGACAAAAAGTATATTCGTTTGATAAGCGTCAAGAAAAAAGACTCTGCTAAGACACTTGACTCTAAGAAACTTCTGTCGATTGTAAGAGCAGTAAAATCAATTAAGTCAAATGATGCGAAAGAAACTAAGCTCACTTTCACACCCACTAATGATGTTATCAACATCGATATGACCAACACGCTTATTGGTATGCTCGTTTCATCTGGCATAGACTATCATTCAGCAAAAAAGAGCGCAGGTAAGTATTCTATCGTAATTATAGGTGACAACAACGCTGTTCATAAAGCAAAGCTTATCATCGAAAATAGCGGTTTCTTTTCTAAATGGTCATAAGGAGGTTTAACGCATGGCAAGAACATTTTCAAAATATCCTCAGCCTTATTATGCTGAACGAGCAAAAGAGGTTGATGATATAAACATCACAGCAAAAATTGAAAATTGTGCAACAACAGAGGATGGAATCCTTGTTACTTACGAAGATGGCAACAAAATTCTGTTGCCGATAAAATCAGGCGATGATGCAATAGTTGTTGATGTTTCTGCAGACAATAAATATATCATCATTAAGATGGCTTAATAGGCTTTCTCCTTATTGTAGATTGGGCATGCGGGGCGTTATTCCTCCCTCAACGCCTCGCTTGGTCCCAATAGAATTGGTGAAGTATGGACAATATTCTTGAAAAGTTTACTTCGATTCCGTCTTATTACATCGAAATTGGTGTTTTTGTTGAAAATGGTAAAAGAAAAAAAGATATAAAAAAATCTAAAAGTTCAGATACCGTAAAATTAGGAATAAACAATGCTGAATTGATGTATATTCATGAGAATGGTTCTCCACTCAATCACATTCCAAAACGTCCAGTCTTAAAAATGACAATAGATTACGCAAAAAAATATCTACTCAAGGACACTCTTGCGAAAGCAGTTAAATCATATGTTGAAAACGGCTTTGATTTGAAAGCATATGAAAGAGAATTAACAAAAATGTGTTTGAAAATGGAGAATTACGCAAGGGATATAATATATTCTAATGATGGTCGTTTAGCTCCCAATACTCCAAATGTTGCACGACGAAAAAGAGGAAATCATCCGCTCTTTGACACTGGTCAATTAGCTCGAAGCATTACTTGTAGATTAGTCAAATCTTGAAGAAAGGAGACGGCTAAAATTGGAAAATGTTGTATCAGTAGTGGCACTTGTTGTGTCAATACTTACAGGATTGTCTGCTTTTTTTGCGATTATAACATATATGAAAAATAAAAGAAAAGATGTAAAAGAAGAAGGCAAAGAATATGCTCAGCAGAAAATTGACAATGAGTATATTCGACAAACACTTAACACGGTCGCGCTTGATGTGAAAGACTTAAGACGACAAATGACAACAACAAGCGAGTCTTATGTAAGACTTGATGAGCATACGCGTGGGATTGATGACAAGCTTCGCGAGCTCGAAAAAAGAGTCTTGAAATTGGAAACTAAATAAATGGAGGTTTAGCAATGCAGACACTTATCAATTTTTTTAACGAATACGGTCTTGGAATGACCCTTATTGCAGTTGCTTCAGTAATAATTCTGGGTATAATGAAGTACGCAAATATGTTTTCAAAGCTTCCTGAAGAAGGGCGACACGGAGTATATCTCGGAATTTCTATGGGGCTTTCGGTTATAGGGTCAATAATCTATCTTGTTTGTAAAAATAAATTTGAGGTGGATTATTTTATTGCTGCCGTCACAGGAATGTTCCTCATCAATCAGACAGCATACAATGTTTTTAAAGTCACAAAGCTCAAAGATTTGGGAACGTATATTTTGAACAAAATCAAAGAAATTCTGAACAGAAAAACAACTGAATGATTATATTATAACGTTTAATTAAGTTATTATATAATATAAAAAAAAATTAACAAAGGAGACTCTTATGAAGAAATTTTTTGTACGCGACGCTGACGGCGAAGAGTACGAAGTCGAAGAAATCAAAGAATGTCACGACGACGACGTGATAGAAGAGGTTTCAGAAACCGAAGAACAGCCCGAAGCACTCACAAACGAAGAAATCGCGGCTCTCAAAAGACTTGCTGCAGTAGCTGACAGACTTCTCTCTACAGTCAAAGCTGAGGACGAAGACCCTGAAACACTCGATGATGAGGATGAAGAGAAAGATATCGGTGATGAAGAGGTAACAGAAGAGAAGAAAGAAGAAGTTGTAGATACTACTAAAACTCGTGATTCTCGGAAGTCTTTTGGTGCGATAGAAAAAAGAAAAGCAACAGTTGATGACTCTCTCAATACAGACATCGACGATGCTTGGGCAAAAAGATATGGAGGTAGAAACTAATGGCAATGATAATTAAAGACAAGCTTCAGATGCTTATGAAGGGCTTCCCGACAGTTTCGGATAAGTACAATGTGCTTCCTGCTGTTCTTGATGGAACTGCTCCCGTAAACTTTGGTGATGTTGTTGTATATTCCACAACGGATGGATATTACACAAAACCTGCTACTATAGCAGAGGCAGCCCAGGTTGCCGGTTTTGTAGTTGCAACAAACGTTAAAGTTCCCGAAAATTATCCTGGTGCGACAATTCAGGTTAACCCTGGCGAAGCGTTCAACCTTCTCCACAGCGGTTACATTGCTATTGAACTTGACGCCGGTGCAGTTGATGCGAATGTGGCAGCAGGAAAAGGCGTTGCTGTTCTTCCGTCAGGCAAGATTACAACGGCTGGCGTTTCAACGGCAATCGCCCTCACGAACGTTACGTTCACGGGAACTAAGGAAACTGTAAACGGTAAGCGTTATGCCGAGATTTACATGGGATGCTAAAGGAAAGGAGATAAATAACCATGGCAGAAATTTTCACTCCCTCTAATATAGAAAAGAATTTCTATGTTGATAATGTTCCCGCCTCTAAGAGAGGTAAAACATATTCTATTGCTGATACATACGGCAACAAGATAGCAAGAGCGTTTGTTGGTGATACAAAGGTTCAGGACACAAACTTTGCTTTCCTTACAACGACTCTCGCAAAACTTCATCAGACTCTTTACGAGCCGAAATACTTTGTAACATACGCACAGGACGTTCCCGTTGACGTTGGTGGTGGCTTCGTTGACTTTGTAGAATATTACACGGTCGACTGGGCGGGAATCATGAACGAATTCCGCAACGTTGTGGGTAATAACGCAAACTACATTCCTCGTGTAAACGCCGGTCTCAATCAGAAGAGAGTAAACGTATACACGTTCGAGGTAGCGTACGACCTTCGTTTCATCGAACTTGAAAAGATGAAGAAGCTCACACTTCAGAAGTCCATTCAGGATATCTATCAGAATGCGATAGTTGCAGGTTGGGACCTCTTCGTTCAGAAGGTTGCTTACACAGGTATCAACGGCGGCACGGGTCTCTTCAATAATGATGTTGTTTACAAGCAGACAATTACAAATACAGAAACAACTGGCAAGGGCTTCGAAGGTATGGGCGATGCAGAAGTAGTTTCATTCTTCAACGGCGTTTTCGAGACATATCTTCTTAATTCCAATATGAACATCGGGCTTCTCCCCGACACGTTCCTCGTTCCGACTTTCGTTGGTAAAGACCTCTCCTCTCGTTTCTCTGCTCTCTACACATCAACACTTCGTACTTTCCTTATTGAACATAACCTCGGAGTTGATGAAAGTGCTGGCGAAGTAAAGGTTACAATCTCTTCTCGTCCCGCTCTCGACACGCTCGGAACAGCAGGCAAGGGTAGAATAGTTGCTTACAAGAAGGATAAATCTTTTGTTAGAGTTGATATGCCGTATCCTATTCAGCACTACATCACTCTCCCGAACATTGATAAGATGAGCTACACTTCGGCATTTGTTGGTCAGGTTTCTGAAATTCAGCTTCCTTATAACACAAGTGCAACAGAGCTTGGTGTCGTCACATACTGGGACTTCACGAACTAAGTTGTATTTAATAATTGAATAAAACTTAATGGTGCGCCGTAGGTAGCTCAATTAAAGCACCTACGGTGTATTTATTAACAACGGAGGAAATATGAACAAATATAAAATTGGAAAGTATATTGTTAAAGCCGATTCTATTTGCGACGCTGTAACAATCGTTAAAACAATTAAAAATTCTGTGAAAGATAAAAGAGTGTTCGGATTTGGAAATTTTCCGTATGAGTATTGGCTGAAAAATAATGACGGCGGATGGTTCCTTGCTGCCTTTTCAAAGAAAAAGTATGAACGAACTGAGCTCGAAGCTCTTCGCAAAAAGTACATGCTAAAAAATGGAAAATTGCCTGATTATCAAGAAAAGTTCGTTGATTCTATAAAAGATGGAAAATATGTTTCTGAACTCAAACCTGGCGATGTAATTACAAAAAAGGACGGAAGCAAATGGGAGGTTGCTCTTGTAAGACATACTCCTTTTGGTATTCAAGTTCGAATGAACAGCAAAACATCTCCGGTTAAGACTGAGGAAATAACATATCGACCTACAGATATGCTTGTGTATGATTCAGTAAAAGACGCTCGTACAATTTCACCGTGGGCACTTTCTCCTGGTAAGCGCATATTGAGCGAAGATGGTGACAAAGCAACAGTCGTCTCTGTAAAAGGCGATCGCCGTAACGGATATGACGTAGTTGTAAAATTCGACGATGGCTCGACAGACAAGTGGTATTATATGCCAGATGACGTCATTACAGTTATAGACTCTGGCAAAAAAATTGGAACGATGACAGACACTGTTGAGAAAACTGGAGATTCATTCCAGAAAGATTCTCTTACAGTTCGTGATGTAATTCAATCTCTTATAAATGAAGAAACGAGTGCAATATCGTCTTACAACGTGGCTTTGGAGACTCTTAAAGACCATATACCCGCTGAGGCTTACGAGGCAATCAAGGCTATAAGAGATGATGAACAGAGACATGTTGAAAATCTCTATGCTGTTCTTAACGGTAATGTAACACAGAAAAATCTTGAAAATTAAGGAGGCGGGCTATGGCTATCATTGGCATTCAGCTTGACAGAAATAATCCCGAATTTTCGGCGGCAGACTTCGCTTTTTGGATGCCGCAATATAGCAAGTTTATCGCAACCGAAGACGGACAGAAATATTTTGATAAGATTTACAAGCTCGTTAACAATAAGATTTTTTACAGCATTTTCGGCTCTGATTGGGAGCTTGCAATGAGTTACGCAATCGCTCACTATTTAACATTGATTGCTAATCAGATGCAAGCTCCTTCGGGCGACACGTTACAAGGAATTGCAGGTGGAGCAACTCACGGCGTTCTCTCTTCGATGAGTGTTGGCTCGTTCTCGAAGAGCTACGATTTAAGTAAATCTATGTTAAGCGAGGACGAGGCGATGTTTTGGAATCAAACAAGCTATGGTGCGGCTCTTATGGCTCTTCTTAAAACCAAAGCGGTGCCGTCAATACTTGTGGTCACTTCAAATCCTATACCGGGGGCTCAGTAAATGGCGGAAAATTATCAAAATCATGTAATCGACCCCACGTATTTTTATGACTGTATTGAAGAGTTTTCATTCAATTACAATATCTTCGTAGTTACGGGAAAAACATTGGATGACTATGGAAATTCAGTTTTGACGTATACAAACCAAACGATACGCGGGTCTTTGCAATGTCAAGGAGTTAGCCTTAGTCAAAGCAAGAACGGCAACACTGACGAAATGAAATATCGTTTTTATTGCAAGTCGTTATATAGAATTGATATTGGAGATATTTTGAAATACAAGAATCGTTATTTGAGAGTTGGCGGAGTGACTGAATATGACGAGTACGGCGTAAGAGAATGCGCTCTTACAATGATTGACCTTACACAATATCGTGACCTTTCAGATTATATCAAATATTTAGAAGGAGAAAAATTGGTATGATAAATTCTCTTTCAAATACAAAGGAAATTGATAAGATAATTCGCAACGAGCTTGTCACGCAATCGGGACTGGATGCGTCATTTGTACGAAATGCTCTTTCCGAATATGGCACATATCTTGATAAAAATAGGATTGACTCTATTTTTGAAAGCATCTCACCGTCAGATTGTTGTATATTGTTCGAAGTTCAAAGCTCAGATAATGAACATGATGTGAGCTTCACGGAAGTTGATGATTCAGTAACTTATTACAAGTCATTTTCGGTACAAATAACAATGTACGGCGACGAAACCGACAACATAGCTCCACTCCTTGTTGCAAGACTGAGAACGGAAGCGGTTCGTGACAACTTATTTAATCAAGGTGTATATCTTGAAAGTGTGTCGAACCCCACACAGTTGGACGAGTTCAAGAACGGGGTTCTTTGGAAACGTTGGGATTTTGAAATAAACATAAGCGTGAGATTTTCTATCGCTCCGGTTTACGCTCAAAACCCGATGAAAATTCTTAACGATTTAACAATCGAAAATATTTAAGGAGGTTTTTATGGCTGAAATAAACATAAAACGGTTTGTGGACATAGACATTGAACAGCATGTCCATTCAACCGTCAGCGGAACAAGGGGAACTGTTGTCTTGTATACTTCGGAAGGCACAAAGGGCACAACCAATCTGATTGAGTCTTTGGGAGACGCCACAGGACGTTATGCCTCAATGGCGACAACAATGGCATATCTTGAAATGTTTTTTAACAATGGAGGCGTTTCAGTCCTTGTTGTCGAAGGAATGCCCGCTTCTGCAGTAACAAACGATGTTATAAGCGCGCTTGACAATAAATATATTGTTATATGCGCCGCTAATCCTGCGACAAATATAACCGCAACATACAATGCATTAAAGGCAGTTGCAACAACAAGAGCGGCAGACACAAACATTTACGGAATCAACGAAAAAATAATTCTCGCAAGAACAACTAGCGGGGCAAAAGAAACCTGGGTAATCAAAAGCAGCGCAAGTGGCGAGCTGGTGACTACACAGATTGCATTCACATCCAATGGGCAGAAATTTACATCTATTGGCACGAACAGGGACCTCGGCCCTATTACTTTGTACTATGGCAACACAGAAATAGCCGGTTATGAACCGGGTACAGAGACACGGTATGAATTCAATGACGAGGCATACCGCAAACTCACCTTCGACACCACGCCAACTGGTGCCTTGCTCACTTGGCTTCAATCCAATGCTGTAAAACAGGCAAACGATACGACGATTGACAAAGATGCTGTTGCCAATTTTGGAGTAAAATATTCTACTGTTCTTGGCGCGGAAATGACAATCGCAGCGTATCTTTCGCGTGTAAATGTGTATCGAACAAATACTGTTGCTGACTATATGTTCACGCAGGAAACGTTGACTGACGAAAAAGTTGATGACACAACATTTGGAAGCATTCTCGATGAAAATATGAATGTAGATGTATATCTTGCTGGAGCTGTTCGCAACATGGGTGGCAATCTCAAAAATGGGGCAGACCTGATAAATTCGTATGTAAAGATTATTCTGCATCAGACTCTCACTGAAAGACTTCTCGACCTTTTAACAACTAAGATAAAGGGTGCGCGAGGTTTGGCGCAGATTTACGCAACAGTTGCACAGGAACTCGAAGCTTACCGTTCTTGTGGTTATCTGACAACTGACAAGGTGTGGACTGACGAAGATTTAACAACGACTTACAATGGACAGACGTATACGATTATCACAAAAGGCACTCCTCTCCTTTTGGGTTATTCAATCAAAATTCTTCCTCTTTCATCGCTCACCCTTGTTGATAAGACCGAAAGAAAAACTCCTCCCATATATATTATCATTGCCGACCAATATGGCATTCGTAAAATAACAATAAACGGAGAAGTGATTTAAGGAGGTATAAAACATGGCAAGGTATTCTTTAGCTAATTATATTCTTTCGATTAAGCCTAACGATAGTGCCCTTTCAAGTTTTGGAAGCATCACTGTGGGCGGCGAAGGAAATTACAACGACAGCATCACAATTTCGATGGACACTAACACTTTCACAACGAGTGGTTTTGCAACGGGGGCATGGGTTCATACGAAAAACCTTTCAAAAACCGGCACAGCTTCGGTTTCCATTTCGCAGGTTTCCGACCAAGTTGCAAAATTTATTCAGTTTGCAAAACTCTTTTATTCGGGTGATTATGAAGGCTTCACGGTTTCTCTGACAACAAACGACGGCACACCTATTGCTTATTGTAATGACTGCTATTTTACGAAAATCCCCGGCCAGAGCTTTGGCGAAACTGCCGGAACACAGACATGGACACTGACTTGCGGCGAAGTTGATTTTCAGTAACTCAAAAAATCAATAAAAAAACTCCTCATATGAGGGGTTTTTTTTTATTTTAATCTGCCCGATTCACGACTGATAGCTCACAACAAAATCAAGAAAGAAAGGTAACTTATAATAGAATGATTAGCTAATTAAATTCCGTATTTGTTCCGACCTTGACCAGAAAAATCACAAATTCCTAAATCAACAGCTTCTTTGCTCTTTCCCGTCAAGAGCAAGATGATAAGTTCGATAATGTGTTTCATTTTGTCCTCCCATCAGCCTTTATTTATTGTTTTTAACCTCTACGAGCTTCCATCCGCCCGCCTGATATATCGTTTTTGAATAACAATCTTTGAACGTTGCATTGCCGGCTATAATGAGTGACGCTTAATTATTCCACTTGGTATACGGAGAACTTATGACCGTTGCATTGCCGCGAATGTAATTGACCGTTGCATTGCCGCAGATGTCCTTGACCGTTGCATTGCCGCAGATATCAACGTTCTTACAATTCTTTATGAAAATGTTTTCGCCGTGTGATATTTTCAGGTCATTCTGTCCGATAAAAATGTGTGTGTTTGCCCACTCTTTGACAGCTTTTCTCATTCTCTCGGCGCAGTCTTTTTCGTCAAACCACTCGGGAGTAATATCTTGGTCAACACTAAATTTCCAGTTATCGATATCAGAAAAAATATCTCCGTCTTCAGGCGAAAGTTCCGCTCTTACAAACACCTTTAAAGCGTTGAAATAGTCATCCGTTATTTTGAGTTCTTCAAGCATTTTTGAATGACTGTCATAGTACGGCATAAAAATTCTGTCTTTCAAGATTATTGCAGATTTGAGTTTACACATATTCTTTCCTCCTTCTGCGGGGTTTTGCCGCCCCGCTCGGCTTATTTCAGTTATTCAATACAGCAAGTGCTTTTCTTATACCAATATCTCTTGCACACCTTGTGCACACTATTTTACCGTTCAACCTTGCTGAAAAATACCTTCCGCAAGAAGAACCTCCAAAACTACAATCACGAGAAACCGATATGACATTCCCATCGATTTTTATAATTGTGAAATCTCTTTCTTCCTCTTCAATGTGTTCCATTAAGTCTTTGTAGGTATATTTCATTGTTTTTTCTCCTTTTCGGCGGGATTTGTTGTTCCCTTTTGTGATTATATTATAACATACTTTTTCTTAAATGTAAACAGTTTTTTGAAAATTTTTTCAAAAATTTTTTCGATTAAAATAAGACCCTTAGCGACCTTTTATTGTTCAATAATAAATTTATATTACTTTTATATAAAATGTCCTCAGAGGGTCTTGATTCGTTCCATATAAGCGATGTATATCGATTCTATACGTTCGAATTTAATTTTGAAATCATCTAAGCTATTTGAGCAAATCCAAAAGATTTTATTTTTTGCACACATATCTCTAAATTTTTCTTGCATAACTGAAAGTTCACCGTTTTCAGCTTTGACTTCAATTTCTATATGATATCCATAATAAACGCAGTATAAATCGGGAATTCCCTTTTTATAAGAAAAGCCACCGGCTTGTCGTCGTTCATAAAAAATAGGTTTTCCATCATCTTTGAGTTTTTTCAAAAAATTTATTATTGAATTTTGAACTTTTTTTTCGGGTGTCAAAATAACTTCTCCTTTTTATAGTCGCTTTCAAACATATCATTGTTGTATGTTTTTCCCTCTTCCAAAGCTTTAATCATTGATTTATCCAACCAATTATTTTGGTAAAAAGTATGATAAACAACGGGGTCTTTTTGGCCTATGCGATAAATTCTTGCCAGTGCTTGTGTGTAATCCTTAAAAAGAGGGATTGAAAAAAGAATGCACTGATGATAATTTTGCCAGTTCATCCCCGTAGAACCACTCGCAAAATTTGCAAGTATTATATTTTTCTTATTTACGAGTTGTTCCTCTTCAGATTGATGAGAATATTTTTTATAAAAGAATGTGCTCTTTACTTCTCCTGAATATACATCGATGTTGTAACCAAGCTTCTCGCAAATTGAATAAATTTCAAGCAACTCCGGTGTAAAATTATAAAATAACACATAGTTGTCTTCGTTTTCGCTTAAAAATTTTTCAAGCGATTTGAGCCGGGTTGTATCGTACCATTCACATTCTTCAGCGTTGCCTAAAAATCCAATTGATATTTGTCGGGAACGCAACCAAAAAGCACCTGTAGTTTCAGCCAAATATTTCGTATCGGGATAATCCAAATTTCGATAAAATGGATTATTGACTTTTCCTTTTAATTTTTCTTCGAAATCGATTTTCTTAAATTTACAAATTTCATTTTGATAAAGTTTTTCGTTTGTAAAGGTGTTAAACGCAATCGACAATGGCATTTCGTGTTTAACAAAAGTCTGTCCCGGAAGTTTAATCACATCTGTGTTTTTTATTGTAATCGCATATTTATGTATAGTGTCGTACAATAATGGAATATTTTTATAACCTACAATGGGCTGTTGCCATCCAAGTAAGCCGGGAATACACCCTCTTACACAGAAGTTATCGCAAAACGTTTCCTTATTATCAGGATAACCCAAAAATTTGAGTTGAGCGTATAAGTCAATAAATCCTTGTGTAAAAGGGGTTCCCGTCAACAAATACGAATGAAACGAAGCTGCTCGGAACTTCAGCTCCTGTTTTATTCGATTTATTGCCAATGATTTTTGAGCTTGTAATGATTTAATATTATGACTTTCGTCTACAATCATTACAATGTTTTCTTTACCGCAACTGTCAATAAACTCTTTAATTCGTTCCGACAAAACCATTTTTGAAGTTTTTTTAGTCGTTCTTGAAAACAGTGATTCATAGTTTGTTACAAAAATTTCGTTTGATTTTTTATCAAACGCTTGTTTTGATTTTTTATTATAAAGAGAGTATTTAAGTTCCATTTGTTCTGCCCAATCTAACCAACTCCCTTTAATTTTTTCGTTTTCAATAGCCTTACCATTTATAGTGACTATAATTATTTTTGTTGCTTTATGACGTTCAGCAAAAGCTAAACTTACTGGAGTTTTTCCTAAACCGCAATCGAGAAATATTCCAAAATCATTACGACTTTCGAACGTATCTACTATTTTCTTTTGCCAATCAAATAATTTTTCATATATGCTCATATTATTCTCCTTATAAATAGTGATAATGAAACACGGCAATCCATTATCACGTATTACCTATTCAAGCGTATCGCTCATGCCGTCGCTTTTTCGCACGTTAGAGTTTAACGACTTCTCGCTGGTCGTGCATATTAAAATCGATTCAAATATTTTTTGATTTGTTCTTCTACAATTTTAGGACTTACTTTTGAAGTTTCATAATTTTCTGAAAAATTACGAAGATGTTTTTGTCCCGGCGGTATATAATGACCTATTCTCAATCTAAAACCTCGAGGTTTCCGATAAACATAAACAGCATCAGAAGAATTGCTACGATTTATTTTGACATTATATTTGGCCAACAGAGGATATAAGGGGTCTTTGGGGTCTGTAATTTGAGCATCTCTGAATAATTTCATTTGTGTATCTCCTTTCATTAACAAATAGCGTTCAAAAGATTGTCTGCTGTGAGAGTGTACTTCTTAATCTGTTCAGCTCTATCAACAAGGGGTTCAGGAAGAGAATAAACTGAACCGTTAACATTCAAGTTCATTGTTCCGATAATCTGAAAACCATCTTTTATTTGAACGTTTATGCCTTTGTAGTTAAATTCTTTTTTACCATCGAGTATTGACTGTAAAAATCTGAGACTCTCAAAAGGAAGAAGATTTATTTCATCGAGAACGATTTTCTTTCCTTCTGTGATTGCTTTATACAGTGATGAGGGCTGGAATGCTGCTTTTCCCTCTTCAAATTTGAAATCTTCCATCAAATCGGAAGGCAACATTGCCGAATGACAAACCATACAATTTCCATCAGCTTCTTTCATAGCAGCCGTTGTTTTTCCCGTTCCGGCAGAGCCGTAATAAAGTTTGAAACGTGTGTTTATTTTTGTGGAAGGAGTAATATTTACAAGTTCCAATGCAATCTCCTTGAATTCAGGAGATTTCATTTTCTCTATAATTGAATTTGTATAAGGCGAATCTGAAAGTTCGAAATATCGTGTTGTATATTCTATAGCTTCTGAAATTGTATTACAATATGAAAATGTATTAACGAAACGATAGTTGGGTTCAAAAGAAAATTCTGAGAAGAAGTCAATGAATTTTTTGAGAGTATTTTTTATTTTCGTTTTATCAATCTCAGGCCGAGCTGAGGTTGATATTTTTTCTTCAACAGGAGTGTTTGTAAATTCTTGACTAGGATTTACATAAGTAATGTGTTCGACGTTAAGGTCTGGATAATACTCATTTATATAGTCGATAGCAGAGTTAGCGAGAATAAGTTTTTTGCCATCTTCAATTGAATATTTGTTAAAAATTTTATAAATCGTATTAGTGACCAATTTTTTATTTTCTTCAGTGATAGTTTCCATTTGATTGTCTTTGTTAAAAAGATTAGTTTGGATAATTCCTGTTTTTCTTGAAATCTTAATAAATTTTGTTGAGGTTCCGAGTCTCATAATTTATTCTCCTTTTGTTATTTTGTGATTATATTATATCACAATTTTTCTTAAATGTCAATAGTTTTTTGAAAATTTATTATTGAATTTTGAACTTTTTTTTTCGATTAAAATAAAGCTCTCTAAGACACTTAAATTTTTAGATGTAAATTTATATTGCTTTTATATGAAAGTTTAACTAAGGGCTTCTAATGATTCCAGAATTCATCTTAAAACTATTTGAAGGGCTGTAATTATTGATTTGAAAAGTTCGTTAACAAAATTTTTGCAGTAATTAACTTTTACAGACGGGATGAATTTCTTGAATGCAGCTTCATTCGAATCTTCAGAAATTACAATAGATTTTTTGTTGTTAAAAACTGAAAGATTTTTGCAATCTTCAAAATCACAATCTGTATAACAATTTCCATCAAACAACAAGATGTTGATTGTTTGATATTTAGAATTTTGAAGAGAATTATAAATTTTCTTGAGTGCTGGAGTTATAGCATTTCCTCCGTTAGCGTCGAATGTTCGATTATTTTTAGGAAGTAAACGTTCGTCCATTCCTATAGTTACCACATCAAATTCAAAATCGGGGTTAATTTTTTCGACTTTTTGAAGGGCGTATATAATCTTATTGACCATAGGTACTGAATTAGCAAAACTTCCGCTGCGGTCAATAAACAAATTTAATTTCATTTTGGAAAACGCTTTTTGATGCCCAACTCGATTAGACTGAAGAAAGAACTTGTAGTCATCTCTTATTACGGAACGAGGGTCAAACACTCCCGAATAAGCGTTTATCGCAGCTGAATTCTTTTTTGTTACTTTGGAATTTTTATTGAACAACAACATAAATGCATCGATTATATTTTTATCTATATATTGTGTGCTGATATTATTTATTATTTTTTGAAGTTCTTTAGAAGATATTATAGGATTTTCCTCATCGTCAGAGTTATTTGTTATTTCACTGCCTCCTTCTTTAGCTTTTCCTTTTTCCTCGTTTTCGGAAGAAGAATTATCAGCCTTTTTGCTTTCACTAGATTCTGATGTTGTATCACTTTCGTTTTTTTCTTTGTTTGTTTTATCTTCTTCTTTCCACTTATGGAAAAAATTTATAAATAATTTCCAAACATAAGAGCAATAATCCCAAAGCTTGATGTTATTGGACCAATTTGTTAAAGTATTATTCATTTTTATAATCTCATCAATTTGAGGTAAAAGTTCTTCGCATCTTTTTACTGTCGTACGGAATCTTATAAAATCAAACCATGCTTCTTGGATATTAGACGCATGAGATATTCCTTTCCAATCGTTTACTCGTTCGCAGTATTTTCTAAAATTAACTCCGTAAAAATAGTTATCAAAAATTCGTTCAATTCGTTCATCTTCGAATATGTTGATTATATCATTAAAACTCATTCCTATCATGAGTTCATTATAACCTTGTCTCGTTGCGTGCTTTCTAAATGTTCCTATCAACGTTTTTGGGGTGAGGAACGCATGAGAAACTTCGTGATATAGAAGAGTTCGTATATCATTTTCGATGTCTGTTGTTTCTGATTTATCTAATCCCTCTTTAATAAAAGGAAAACTTATTGTTATTTTATCGTTCATAGGGTCATAATAACTACCATTTTCGCTTTCCGAAAGTTCTCTTTTTACATCTCTTCCTATATAATAACCAACTGGGAGTGTGTCAAAAACTTTTTTTACTTCCAAATAACTAGCACTCATTTTCTTTCTCCTTTTTTAATATAATGAAACTATAATCTAATTCAATCGAAAAAGCAATAACCGGCGTCTCTTTCGTCCATTCCTTTTGCTGTGCAAGTAATATACCGAATCATATTTCTTTCATCTGAAATTGCTTTAATTCTTCCATAATCCTTCCCGCAAACGGGGTCGTATGCTTTCATCATTAAATCTTCGATTTCCTCCTTAAATTCTTCAAGACGGTCTATGTCCATTACTTCTCCCATTATCTTAACCTCATCAATCTCGCCATCTCGCATATCATCTATCAAGTTCATTACATGTGTTCTCATAGAATCCAGATTAAAACGATAATTGTGTTTTACGTAATAGGTTTTAGTACTCTTTGCCCTGTTGTTTATCATAATTTGTATCTCCTTGAATGTTTTGTTATTTTCTATATATATTATAACATACTTTTTCTTAAATGTCAATAGTTTTTTGAAAATTTATTATTGAATTTTTTCGATTGTATAATAAAAGAGAACGGAAAAATCCGTTCCTTTTTATTACACAATTCCTCCATAATATTGCAAGGCTAATCGTAAACAAGCAACAAAACCGTCTTTTTGTGTTATATATTTTACAGTATCGTCTTTTGATTTAGTATACTTAAAATTTTCGATATCTCCTCGAGTTAGTACGCAGGAGCTGTCGATTAAAATACGTTTCATAGAGAATGCTAAATTGGTTTGAGCAACGGATTTATCGAAGTCCTCTATTTCATAACGTTCTACGCTTGCTATTTGTGTTGTCATTCCTCGCATCGCCTCTGTTGCTGAACAATCGATGAAAACTTTTTTATCTTTACCAAATTCTTTTAATTTTCTCAAGCCTTCATCCACATCAGCCTTAAACAGAATTTCACGAGTTACTACGAGTCTTGTCTCTTCGCCATATAAAGGAACAATTTCAAGAGCTTTCCAATTATCACCTTCTTTGTTGAAAAATACAGTTGAATAATTTTTAGGAATATCAACAGTATCAATGATGTTATCAGAATTAAACGCTCTTCCGTAAACCATAAACCGTCTGTCCATAAAGACAAAAAGCACGAGCATTGAAAATGCGTCCACAATATCATCGTGTTCCACAAAAGGGAAGTTCAACAAGCGTGTAATGAGATTTTGCATTGCCTCGGTGTAAGTGTATGTGTTTGTGAATTTATCGAATTTCGTTTTGACGAATATCACGTTTCCAGAGTTCATATAAAGCGAAGCCGATTCCAAGCGTTGCATTTTGGAAGCTGCTCCCGGCTGAAATGCTTGCATTCCCGGCACTTTGTCCTGCAACTGCTGAAGCACCGGAGAACCGTTCGCCTTATCCTCAATAACCTGAATGATTCCGGCATACACATCGTTGAGTTGCTCAACATATTCCACCGACTTGACAAACGCCATTCGCTTTTCCAAGCAATCGGTGATATAGAGGTTTGCGCCGACTCTGTAAGCAAGCACCGAACCGAGATAGTCCGATGTGTCCTTGTCTTTGACGGGAAAGTCGTGCGAAGCATATACGATATCAGCATTCTCAATCTGCGGAGTGTCGGGAAGGTCCTTCTCAACAATCATTTCGCTCTTGATTACCGTCTTGTCAGAAGCTATTGGCTTCTGCAGATACTGTGTTTGGAAAATGCTCTCGCCTACCTGATATTTCAGTGTTAAATAATCTCCAAATCTTTCAGGCCATAAGCATTCACCTTTATTAAAATGAATGATATCTCCTGAAATCGGACAAACAACAAATGTGTCTTTTTCAAAGATTGCAGGAAGCGTAACAAACACGTATGTTGAAGCCAATTTTTCGTCGTTCATTATATGACCAGCAATGTCGTTTGGAGCAAGTCTCTGTTGTATATTCATAATCAGGCATTTGTTGACGTCGTTAATTCTTGAAGGCAGGGTGTTCTGATAATAGCTCCAAGCATTTTCCATTTCAGCTCGGTCTTTTCTTGCCGTCTCCGCGTTTGTAAGGTCATCGTTTATTGCTATATCACATCCGTACCCTGTAAAGGCATTCCGGTTAAGTGAATAGAGTTCCCCACCTCGAGCATCTTTTATAAATGTTGAGCTATTTGCAACAAGGTGAATATCATCATAAATCTCTTTGAATTTTTCAGAGTTGACAATTGCATATCTTTTAGAGTTCATTTGTCCTGCAAGAGCTGAGTTATGAGAAATTGATGCTGCTTTAATAGGATGGTATATCCATAACCAAGTGGGGCCCATCACATTAAAAATAAGTGATTTTGTATGACGAGGCGGTACCATCAAACACAAGTTTCTTTTGCCTTGTCGGATGTCTATCAGATTTTGATTCTCATCAATTTTAGGAAGGGGTATGCTTATTTCGTCATACCCCACCCAGTCTTTGCACATATACTGAAAAATTTCGCAATATATTTTTATGATTTTTCCATCAATCATTTTGTTCGGCTCGCAAGTGTTCCAAAAATCTTTGACAAAATCATAAAAACTACGTTTATAAAGCTCTCGCCTTAAAAGTTTTTCAAATGGACTCATTAGTTAAATACTCCTAAACCCTCCAAAAGGTCAAGTACAGTTATTTTTTTACCTTCGTCTTCATGGCAATCATCGATTACATCTCTTGTACAATCAATTCGACGAGCAAGAGTGATTTTAGATTCTTCAATTTTTTTGATTTCTTCTTTCATTGAAGCGATAAAATCCTTAAAATCATCTTTTTCTTTACTTTTTTCAAGCACCTCAATAAGATGTTCCTGTTTTTTTACAACATCTTTAACGTTTTCCATCGATTTTTTCATCTCGTCAAACATTTCCTCGAGACGAAAAAGATTGTCGTTTGCTTCAATTTTGGGATTTTTTGTAACCATAACAGAACTCCTTTATTTTATTTTTTTTTTTTATTGTAAACCACCATTTTTTAAGGCAGTTATCAATTCATTTTTAGTCATTTTTTGAACTTTATGAGTTAAATAATTATATACTTGATAAACAGGTTTTGTAATATCATCAATATCAACAATGGGCTGAGGAGTACATCTACAATTCGGGAATTCACCTGCGTTGCCAATCATGTTATCAAGATGAGGTTTTTGTTCTCCTTGTCTCCAAAATACAACAACATCATCCATTTGTTGATGGGACGGTCGAGTTCGTTTATCATGAGATGCACGCCAAATATAAGCTACTGAACCAATCTCTGTTGCTCGTGATTGGAGAATAACAGTTTGAAGTTTTGCTGTTTCTGTTCTGGCAATGAGTTTGGCGTTTTTGTGCCCATGAGATTGAAGCTGTCTTTGAAATGCTCCTCGAGATAATTTACCTTTTGCAACTTCCTCGATTAAAGTTGATGTATATTTATGTTCCATAATTTTTACAACTTCTCGAGGAATTGATTTTATCATTTGAAAATTTTGTTGTATTGCTTTTTTCATTACAAGGACTTCATATTCAGTAAAAGTTTTTGGAAGAGTGACATAATGAGTTCTTTGAGCGACTTTATAAAATTTTCTCCAAACTCCTCGTTGATGTCGTAAACCCTTTTTTGAAAGTTCTATGGCAAAGTTTTTTGCAAATTCTTCATAAGCGTCACTACTTTCGAGTTTTTCAGCAGTTTCCAAAATTTCCATACGATTCCGACGAGATAAAGCTCTAAATCCGCTGTGTGAAAAAACTTTATTAAAAACTTTATTATATAGTTTATTTATCTCTCGTTCAACATCTTTCATCATATTTCAAAATCCCTCACTTTAGGAATGTCAACAAATTCGAGAATTCGTTCGTATATACGATTTACATAATAATCAAAATCAATTCGTTTGTCAAGCTCTTTTACTGTTTCTTCTCCTCGAATATCTCCGTTGTAAACAAACATATTTTCAGGAAGTCCAGCAATTTTTGATTTTGTATGCTTTCCATCTCGTTCTTTATGTTTATAAACAATTCCTCGTTCTAATTCTTTTTTCGCTGGAAATACTCGATTAACATTTTGAAGTCGCGTTGTTTTAATATTTCCTGTATCTTTGTCAATTTCTTCAAGTTCGAGATAATCGAAAGAAAGTTTTTTGCATGCAAATTGAAACATTAAAAGATTGTTTTTATACTCTCCCACTGTTTCTTCGGGACTCTTCCCAAACTGTAAATAATTGATTATACCGAATGCTATAATAGGTGATTCTTTAAGTGTCCAAGCTTGGGAAGCTATAGGATTTTTAACTGCATTATATGCCTTGAGAGCTTCACCTTTAGCTTCAATATGCCCTTCTTTTTCATAAGTATAATTATTTACATCTCGTTGCCAAAGATTATGAATTTCTTCTTTCTTAATGACAAACCCGGTTCGAGCTTCCCATTCTTCGACAATTTTTATAACTTCTTCTTTATCCTTCCAATTAAATGGCTCAACCATTATACCATCAGTGTTGCTTTGAATGACTTTTACTTTTCCTTCGAGTTTCTCAAGCAAATCCACAATAAATAACTGCCCGGTAATCGTAACAAGCAGACCGTTCCAAGGGTCATAGAAATCAGTATACTCATTCATCATAGCCCCGAAAACAGCCAACAAAATTATTTTATAAACATTTCTTTTTACGGGGTCAATTTTTTTAAGTCGAAGTTGTTCGTGATACATGTAGATATATTTTTCTCGACTTTCTTTTGGCATCGTACGGGGCAAAAGATTATAATTTATCATTATTAAATTATAATAACCACTAACGTCAAAATATAATGCGCGTTTTGTGTGATATTTATTTAATGCCGCATGAATACCACCCGAGCCTATTTGATGTTCACATCCACAAAGAGTAATTTTTAATTTTTCAGAAGTTCTGAATTTATTTTCTAAAAAATAATTTTTGAGTTCTTCATTTTTTAACTGTAATGTATCATAAAGTTTGGGCTTAACTACTTCTTTTTCAATTCCTGGAATTGCTTTTGCCCCAAGAACAATTGAAGACAATCTCGCATCCGTCACATTTAGACATTCAAAAGATAAGGCAAATTCCTTTATAATCTCAAGTCGTAAAAAAAACGCCTCCGTGGTTGCTATGAAATTATCGTAGGTTTGTTCCAAGTCATCACGATTATAACTTTCAGTCAATCTTTTCTCTTCTTCAGTAAGAGGTCTATCCAAATCGAAACTAACGGAGCTTTCAGAAATATTTTTCCCCACGATATATTCTGTCGTTTTAAGACTGTAAAATCCATTCATCAAATCATAAGTTTGTATAGGTAAATGAGCTTTAACTCTATTTCCTTCTTTAACAATTTCTTTTGATTTTTTATATGGATTGCCTCCTTTTAATATTGTTTCCATGATTATATTGTCATACCCAATACAATTATGACCAATCCACATAGATTTTAGATTATCATTATAAAAATTTTTAATTTCTTCTATATTCCAAGTTTGAAACATATCTAATGAACCATCGTTATTTACTATTTTACATCCTAAAAGAGTATCGTACTTGAATACTTCAAAATCAAATATAATTATTTTCATTATTCACCTTTTTTCAATATTCCAAAAATATATTTAAGATATCTGTTGTCTTGCCCTTCCCATTTTTGTTTATGTTTGAAATCTTTTGACTTAAAATAAGGAGACATTTCAAAGAGAGATTTAAGATTGTCATAATCTCTTGTTATACTTTCGTATAAAATGCATAAAATTTCAAAATCCATTTCTGATTCGTTTTTACCACTTCCCGGAGCTTGAGCAAACCAAAGTTCTTGAAATTTATGATTATTATAATACAATTGTATAAGTTGCCTTTTACATTCCTCTAAGCTTTTTTCTTCTTCAATCTTTTTGGACTTTTTGAAATGACGAAGGGGTTTTATCATATATAAATTCAAAAATTTTATTACTGTTTCCAAATCGACTCGGGATATATTTCGGTCGCTTAGCATTTTTCCCGTAACCGTTACATATCTTGCTGACCCTTCAGGACGATAAAATTCTACAGAATATTTTTCGTTTTTGGTATAATATAAATCTGAATAATTTTCAATCGAAGTTGTTGTAAATAATGTTCTCATCCCTGTTCCCGAAAAACTAAACTCACAATACGTTTTTCTTGAGAATAAATCAAATATTTCTTTACCTCGTTCATCGATTGTATGCTTATTGAATGGTTCTGAAAAACAATGGTCAACATCGATTGCACAAATTTTTGAAGCTTGTATTGATATTCCTATTCCTGCAAAATCATTAAGTTTACTACATTTCAAGAGGGTTTCAAAGTTGACGAAATCCTCAGTACAATTGGGTTTTGCTAAAGTTCCGTCAACTTTGAAAGGTTTCTTGTTCTTTGCAACAAGGCAAAATTGTAAAGGAAAACTTAAAAGAGGAGTATCAGAAATTTGAAGAAGAGTATCAAAGGAACTCATTAACAAGGAAGGTCGAGCGCTTTAGCTCTCTTCCAGCTTATGAGATTGTTCCATGTTGTTTTTGTGTCGTCTTCATTCACTGTTGTTGATACGTGAACGTAAATTCTCATTCCCGTGAGTATTTCAAGGGCGTCATTCACGGTATCAGCGTTCAAAAATGCTTCTTTAGGAAGCAAAGGTTCTCCCTCTTCTTCACCCTCAAACTTGAGCATATCTGTTGCGAAACGTTTAACTGAACGTTCATCTTTGAAAACGTAATATATGAATATCTTTCGATTAGCCGTCTTCTTGATGTTGTTTATAACAGTTTCTCCTGATTCGTTCACTTCAGCCCTATAACCGTCTTCAAGTATTTTGAAAGTGAAAGCAGCCATCGGCATTTTTGAGCTTTTGGATTCTCTTATTTCAGTTTTTTCTACTTCGCAAAGGTAATAACCATCAGGAAGTTCTGTAAATCCAGCGCTTTCTGCTGTAACATCTGAGAGGTCAACTGTGGAAAGAAGTCCGTCAAGTTTGTCAAAAAGGGATTTGAAATCTTTTGTTTCTGCCATTTTTATATTCTCCTTGTTTATTATTTCATTAAATTGAGTTTAGCAAGCTTAGCTCTTATAGCAGCGAGCTTATCTTCGTTTGAAAGTGTTTTGGGTTCTTCGGTTTTAGTTTCTGTTTTTTCTTCAGGAATTGTTTCTTCGACCTTAGTTTCTTCTTTTACAGGTTCTCTTTTTTCGGGAGTTTCTTCTGTTTTAATCTCTGTTTTTTCTTCAGGTTCTTCAATCTTTTCAGTTTTGCTTTCTACTTTTTTTGCTATTTTCTTTGTTGTTTTTTCTTTTTTAACATCAAGGCCAACAATTTTAGCAAACTCTGAAAATTCAAGAGGAATATCCTGAGGAATTTCATTTTCGTTGACTCCTCTTATTATTCCAAATTCATTGGGTTTAGGAACAAGTGAAAGAAATCTTTTTTTCTGAATTTTTCCTTCCTCGACTTCTACATCCTTTATATAGCATCTGAGGAAGTATCTCACTCGTCCTTCTATCATATCAATAACTTTATCTGGAAGTCGAGTTGAAGGAATATATTTTGTGTGTTCAACTCCTCTTCTGTCCTTTACTGTTATGGAAAGACCATGCATAATAAATATAATGTTTTTGTCGAGTGAAATCAGTTTACAAATTTCAATGAAAAACTCATTTCGAGTTGCATCATAGCCTTTGCCGTATCCCAAATCCGAAAGATGTTCGATTTTGTTTCTTGTACAATATTCTCTTTCACACCATCTGAACAGGTCTTCGAGAAGGTCAACAACAACGGTTTCGCAATCATCGGGAATATTTGCGAATGCCTTTTTAGCTTCTTCCCAAGAGCTTACTTCTACATAAGCGTCAGGGTCTGCTCCGAAATCTTCAAGCCATGCATAGTTGCCATCAGAGCAAATAAAGAACGGTTTCGGAGCTTTACAAGCAAATACTGATTTGCCCACTCCCGGCTCGCCGTACAATACCATTTTAATTCGTTTTTGTGCCATTTTAATTCCTCCCTTAAGTAAGTGATTTAATTTTTATATCACCCAAAAGAATTCTTTCAACATTCTTTTGAGTTATATTCTGGTAAGTAAGATAAAGAATATTTACTGCTTGCATAATATCGAAAATAGAATAATTCTTAAATTTGTAAATTCCTTGCATCTCTGAAAATATTTTTATCATCTCCGAAGTAATGACAATGTTGCGCACATTTGTCTTTATATTGAATGATTTATTTGCGTCATGCAGAGTGCTTTTTGAATAATGCCGATTATCTATTCGTATATATTTTTTATCGTCTGTCATTTCGGCATAATATTTATCATTAAACTCATTAAGCTGTTTGGCCGTCAAAAGCTTGATTGCATTTCTAGGCATATTGTGTTCCCCCTTTATTATTATAACATATTTTCTTTGAAATGTCAATAGTTTTTATGAAATTTTTTACTCATGTTTCAAATTTTCTTCGTAAAGTGCCAGTAATTCATTGTCTATTTCCTTGTAATTATCTTTTATAAATTTTCTTGTTGTTTTTATATTTTTATCACAACTATCGTATATTTCTTTGAAATCTTTATAATGGTTGAGTATACTCGTATTAAATATAGTTTTCATATCAATCGAGCGACAATCTCGATATTCGTCAAAACAGGAAAGTTCATTGTTCCAAATTTTATCTTTAATTTGATACAACACAAATGCGTTCGGGGTTTGATAAAAAATATCCCAATAATCTGATTTTCCATAATTTCCTTTAGCTGCTGCAAAATTGATAAATCTTGTTCCGCTTTCGATTATCATTTGTGCAGTATCTGCCATTTTTGAAAGGTTGATAATATACTCATCCATTTTTTCCTTTTCTATACAACTATAAGGAAATTCATGATAATTTACTAATTTATCATCATTCAAATCGTATTCAAATTTCAAACGATTAAGAAATTGACTTTCATTTTCAGTTTTCTTTTGACGAATCGAAGTTTTTCTCAGATTGATTATCGCAATTTTTACAACGGGTATATCAGGAAAAGCATCTCTTAAAAGGAATATATATCTGTAAAGCTGGTCTGAATAACTATCCCAATCGGGTTCCATTGAGCTTGTTTTATAATCAACAATGATAAATCCTTTGTTAGTTAAAAGTAACAAATCTATAATTCCTACAAACTCATGAGGAGTATCATATTTGAAAGATTCAAGTTTTGCATTAAGTGAAACTTCGTGTTGTTCACTTAAAAGTTCAAGTTTTTCTCCGGTATGTGAATCTGTTAATATCTCATTAAAGATTTCATCTTTATGCTTAAGATATCCATGAACCATGGATTCTGCCAAAAGTTGGTCTCGTTCATAAGAAATATCACCATAATACTCGCTAAGGTCCTCACTATTATGTTCGATTCCCCAGTGTACGGCTGAACCAATTGCCAAAGCAGATTTCGTAACTTTTAAGCTTATGCCCTCTTCGTATTTAAGATGGTATGTCATGGGACAATTCAAAATAACGCCCAATTTACTATGTGATAATTTCATATAAGTATAACCCCTTTTTTAACATAATCCTCAAAAAATCCCCACCCTTTATTGTTAATGTTAATTACAACACAAGGTTCATTTTCTTTGAGTTTGTAAATGCCATAATTTTTATTGAACCATTCTTTACACTGAACTTTACTTCCCTCAAATTCGATTATATCCTTCAATTCGTCGTCAATAAACTTTGCAATTTTAACATTTATTGATATTCTTGTTGTCATTATCTAACAACCTCAACCCAACGAATTTCTTCTTTATTTATAGTCATCGGTCCTATAGTTACAAAAACATTGTCATCATTGAGATTTTCAATCAATGCAGCTATTTGTTTTTCAGAATTCACAACAAATTCTATAGGAGATGCTTTCTTTTTAATTTTTACTCTTATTGTAATTTGTTCCATAATTAACCCCTTATTCTTTTTTATTATTATAACATATTTTTTTTTGAAATGTCAATAGTTTTTATGAATTTTTTTCAAAAATTATTTTTCCGTCTTTATCTCGAACAATTTTTCCGGAAAATACACCTTCAAAAAATTCTTTTTGGACAGGCTTTTTATAGGCTGATTTTTTATTTCTTCGACACCAACGCTCGAAATCAAACTCGCTAACTCCAATGAGTTCAAGTGCTTTCTTATTTATCATTTTTCATTCTCCTTATTCTTTTTATCTATTAAACTTAAAAGTTCTTTATTTGACAGAGTCGACAAATACGCGTTTTCTTCTGGGCTCAATATTTCGGCAAACTCGCCCGTTCCGACGACTTTTGGCTGCTTTTCGGCTTTTAACAACTGTTGTATTGTTTGTATTGACAAATTTTTAATTTCAATATCCAAATCCTGGGCCATAATTGTTGTGGGATTTCTCAAAGATTCAATTTTTGTCTTGTTCAAATCAATCAACATCTGAATAACTTTTAGTTTATCAATTGTTTTAAGTTGGTCGCCTAAAGGTACATTTTCATCTGTAATAAGAGATGTGAGATATCCTCCAATCTCATCTAAGTTCAAAAGACGATTGGCGAATTGTCGTTGATATAACGCCAAATTTATTCGTCGAATTTCCGATTGAGATTGAAACGATACAAAATAAGATTTTGCAACATCCATATCTATTCCAGCCACTTCAGCCGCAGTAGCAATCGACTTAAAATTAACATAATGGCGTATAAATTCCTTTTGTTTTTTGCTCATATGATATTTATCTTCAGGGTCAACCTCCAAAGAATATCGAGGATTTATGTCTAAATCCTCCATATACGCCCGCTGCAATTCATTAGCCTCTTTCGATACTTCAATCAAAGATTCCTCAGAAGCAGGATTTTTCTTTTTTCTTCCCATATTTACCTCCTTTCCTCACGAGAGAATTTTCATTCGTTTTCCATTAAAACCTATTTTAACGTATCCTTTATTATTATAAAGCTTTTTGAATTCTCTCACTTTATATAATTTTTTGAGAGAATTTGAAAAATTTATTGCTGTGCCAGTGTCGTGAATAATATTTTGTAAAGACCTTAAAGCTATATAACAGTCGTTATCGGAAAAATAACTTATAAATTCTTCTGTATTTTCAAAAAGCCGGAGCATTTTTTCAAAACTTTCAACACCATAACTTTTCATTGACTTTGAAGAGTATAATCTTGTTTTTTCAGCACAGTCGAAAAACATTATTTTTCCTTCTTCAATAGTTTTATCACTACTTTTTATATATCTTACAATTTTGTCGATTGTCATAGCGTCAATTTTTTCTTTCATATCAAAGTCCAAATCGGAGTATTTTTCATCCCAATCATTGTTTGAAAACTTAAAACTACGAGTGAAATTGTCTGTTCCCTTTTTTATACCCAACATTGCAAAATATATAAATGCCGTTGTGTTCAAAGTGTCTTCTTTCAGTTCATGTAAATCATCCGAAAAAGTAGTATCATAATAATCACCTTTTTTCAAAAACCTTTTTTCGTTGTCCCATCTATACCATATTTCGAACATATTTATTCGTCTTCTGAATCCTGTTGTGGTATCAGAAAATTTTATCTTGTCTTGGTCATTTCCCGCAAAAATATATTTACAATTTATAATTCCTGAATATTTATTTACCCCTTTAGGTTGAATAGTTTGGTACATTGAACCTGTAAGAGCTTTAATCATTTTTGATTCGGTATATGTTTTTGCGGAAGTCTCCAAGAAAATGTTATGAGCTTTATTTTCCAATGCTCCTGTAATAAATTTGTCGTTTTCTATTTCATCCAAATCATTTGAAGCTGGGCGGGGAATAACTCGATGAGTAAAACAGCCATCGAACAGCGAGTTTTTACCGTTCTGACCTGAACCAATCAACATGACGAAATATTGAGAAAATGATTGAAGAATTGTATAACCCATAATTTCACAAAGATGCTCAAAACGAGTTATATCAAATGCATCACTGGAATCGTGAGCAATATTGTAAAGCAATTCAAAACAAAAGTTTTTTGTTTTTGGTTCCTTTGTAATCTTCTTAAAAATTTTTATAAAATCTTCAAGTGAAGTGTCTGATATGTTTACAGGAAGCGGCTCAAAATTATAGTTAAAATACCAAGTTACTGCAAATTCTTTGGGATAAATATATATTTTGTTCGAAAGTTTGGGTAATTCAACAACATCATATTTGAAAAGCCATTCGTCGTCTTTGAAGTTATAAACTCCATTACGAAAAGCAACACAGTAGTCAGGTATCATTGACAAATAAATGCAATCACTTGCTTTATCAAAAGATACTTTTTTGAGTGTTGTTTTCAAATTTGCTGTAAAGGAACTTACAATCTGGTCTATTCTTTTATCAATTTCTTCTGTTGCTGTGGGAAAATATTTGTATCTTAAAAGTGCATAAAGATTATCAACCAAAATTTCCCTCGCCGTTTCTTTTTCTACAAATTGATAATTTATTTGGTCAAAACGTTTAGCTATATATTTTTCGTCGTATACATATACATTTACTTCGTCCGAAAGAGGTATCCTCCAGTCAGACAAAGGTCTCATGAGCAGCGCTGATGTATCGACTTTCGTTTCAATATCTTTTACACTCAATGGCACACCGTCCTCCGTTCAGACCACATTATAAAATTTTATGGTCAATCCATTCTTTTTGAATTTTTATTGTTTTTTCTAATTGTTCTTCAGGAATGTGGTCGTTTTCAAGGTCAATTGTTTCATTTTTCGCTCGAGTCCAATTAAATAGAGAATTGGGGTTTTTATGATATTTTGCCGCAATTGACATTTGTGCTGTATCACAACTTCTTATTATGTCTTTTACAAGAGAAAGTTCCTCAAATGATTCTTTTAAACCAAGAAAATGTATAGGCATTAGTGTTTTTTTGTATTCATTGACTGCTTCCAAAGATGTTCTGGAAATTATCCCCAATTTAGGAATTCCGATTGATACATTATTTAACCAATACTTGCCGGCAAATTCCATCATTTTGTAAAATTCTTCGATAGTAGAGTGCTGTATCACGAGTTGAAATGTATATTCCGGATGAGCTTTGATTGTATTAAAATTTCGATAATATAATTCTTTGGTTTTTTTCATATTTCCCATAACATCAGGAATTACAATTTCATCAATGTGAATCCCTTTTAGTTTCCATTCGTTTGCAAGAACAACCAAGTCTTGCAAGTCACTGGATATTTGTTCACCTTCAAACAGCCCATTATCCATTATAATCCATTTTGCGTTTTTGAAATGTTCGGGGCTATATAACCCTTTACGAAGCAAATGAGCAAGAATCATTACATATTCTTCATTTTTATACATATTTTGGTTTTTGATTGGAAAAATATTGCATATCTGCATTTCAATTCTCCTCTTTTAATTCTTTCAAATATTCAACGAGTTCGTCCATGTACCATTTTGCCTTTTCATAATCTTCAACGCCGTTCTTTTTATCGGCGCGACAAATATATTTAAGTATAATTGCTTTGCAAAATCCTTTGAATTCTTCCGGGGTAAGCTCTGCTTTTATTACATCAATAAGTTCAACTCCCCCACTCTTATAATGACAAGGATTGACATTTGGGTTGTCCGTGAATTTTTCTTTATTCATCATATTTATCTCCTTCGGGGCGTGGGGGATTATTTACCCCACGCCTATTATTTTTTTTTAATTGTAAATTTATATCCAATATTTTCTCAAATTGTAAATTTATACCCACAATGCTTACACATCAATTCATTATGAGCCTCTCCATTAAAGGCCACATCATATGAACCACATTTTTTACAAATTTCACCTGAAGATTTTAGAATCTTCATTGCTTCTATATTCTCAGAAGAAGATTGATAAACATCTCCATAGCGCTTCGTTAGCTTTTGAACGTTATCGGCTATCACATCTTCAATTGAAAAATGAAATGTGTTACACAGGTTGGCCACGTACCACATCACATCGCCCAATTCCTTTTTGACATCATCAATCGGTATATCGCGACCGTGGAATTCTCGTTTCTTGATTATGTCGCACACTTCTCCGGCCTCCCCAGCCAAACCAAGGGCAAAATGAATTGCTCCATTTTTGCCCTGACCTACAGGGAGAATGCCTTTGCTCGCAAACTCTTGATATTCGTTAAATGTCATATATTACACCCCCTTGGAATTGATTGTCACATTATTTTCAATTGACAATGAATGTTCATATTTCTTTATGGCTTTGGTTACGGTTGCAGTTATGGGCACTATGCAGCTTTCATAAAGAGTCTTGCACAATGCCTGTGCCGGGATTGCAATTGCTATTTGATTCCAAGACATAAATTCGAATCCCAGGAACAGTTTTGGCAGAATGTTCATCCCAAGAGGAATAAAGATACAACTATCGCACAATTCGCCCACAAGTGAAGAAATGATTGCCCTAACACAAAAACCTTTCTCACCCTGTTTTTCCTTCAGTTTCCGAAATACTTTGTCATTCATAAGGTCACCAATCATATATGCCACCAAACTCGCAGCCAATGACCACGGGGTTGTGCCGAGAACCTTTTGCATTGCAGCACTTGTTTCATTATCGATTCCGGGAATTGCATTTGCAATTGAGAAAAACAACACCATGATAAGGTTGGATATAAAGGCTATCCAAGCGGTTCTTCTCGACCATTCATATCCATACACTTCGCTGAATACGTCGCTCAGGATATATGTAATCGGGAATACGATTACCGCACACGGCAGCACTGCGAATCCGATACTGAATACTTTGCATGCGATGATATTCGCTATCAACATTGCGATAGTATTAAGAACCACCAAGAGAATAAAGAGAGGGGAAACCTTTTTTACCCCCATCACTCTCTTAAAAACATTTTTCATAATAAATAACTCCTCCAATTTTTATTAAATAATTTATATAAATTTATCAAAATATTTTCAAACAATCAATTTACATCACCTCCAGTTGCATTATTAAGATTCTCCCTCGGAAATCGTTATTTTCTAATTCTATTATATCATAAACTTTCTTAAATGTCAATAGTTTTTCGAAAAATTTCTAAAAAAAAATTATTAACAACGCCTCATTCAATGTTTTTCGTTCCGTACTTGATTCCCCGCTCGGCAAGAATTTGTCGGAGCTTGAAAACTGCATCTAAACCATATGTTCCGTATGCGTCCGAATAATTCTCCTGCGCCTTTTGCGCAAATTCTTCTACCTGCTCTTGCGAAAATCCCATTCCGTCAAGTAACGTCCATATGTCAATCATACGCACCGTGTCAGCAGTCTCGGCGCAGAGCTTGCATATCTCGTCCGTTATCGTCTTGTTTATGCTCACCTGCAAAGCAATAGGGAGCTTGTATCGGTTAAGTATTCCCGAAAGCCGTTTTGCCATCGTCTCAATCATTATTTCGTTAACTCCTTATAAATTTTTCTATATCTTGATTATTTCTTTTATTGTTAAAACAACCTCCCCATTTTCTGCAAATACTCGTTATAAAAACGCTCCTGCACAAACAGTTTTTCCGTGTTCGTTCCGCCTTTGTTTCCTTGTGCAAGCGTCGAATGCTTTTTAATGCTCGCTATCTCAACACAACCCGCGGGGGCATTGTATTCGCTTACTATCACCATAAACGGCACTTCGTTCAGCCATTTTTCAAATGCGGCATAATCAAACTCGCATTTATAACCCGTTATATTCGTTCCTTTATATGGCGGGTCGGCATAAACGACGCCGTTGTAAAAACCAACAATCCGGGCAAGACAAGCACGACAAGTACGATACGTGTGTGTTTCTGTGTCTTTTTGTGCGTTACTTCCGGAAGTAGGTGGATGCGGGGGTTTGGGATTGACTGTTGATTGCATCGGCATATAGCCGTTAAATTTCCAATTCATTTTTCAGCACTCCAATCTATCGCTTGACCGCATTCACAGCAATAGTGTGAGTTACTTTTTTCAATCACACATCCGCAAACGGAACAAACCTCCATTTTACGGCCATCACCTATATTTATATTAAGGGTTTTTACTTTTTGCGGTATCTGTTTAGCAAGAGCTATGTCTGCCAATCTATAGGCTTCTTTGTGCTCATCATCTTTAAGTTTGTGCAAAACACTTCTGGCTTCTTCGAGTGTCATAGTTTCGTCGTCTTTTATACTCTTAATAACCAGCATGGCTTGAGTTCCAAACGGTGATGTTTCCCAATCCAAAACTTCATAGTCCCCATAAAGGCCACGAAAGATTTCAGCTTCATAACCTATTTTTCCGAGCGGTGAATACAACACTCTTCTTACGTTTGAAGTTTTATCATCGTAAATAAGCGTTTTGAAATCCCACCAAGGTTTTTCAAAAAATGAATTTACAGTGTCTCTTTTTTTCTCTTTTTCTTCAACTACTTTCATATCCTCTTTTTCTCCTTTGAGTTCTTTTATTTTTTCTTCTATTTTTTCTTTTCCATACTGTATTTGCAAACCAGTAAGATAATGAGGGTCGCCACGCAACAGATTAGTTGATGTGTCAAAAGGCGTGATTCCCAAAAACATTCTGCATTTTCTTTCCATTTCGTCCATAATTTTATTCTCCTTTTTTATTTTTATTTAGAAGCTCTTAAAGAGCTTTAATTGTAAAAACATATATTTATATTAAAAATATATTAACGTCGCATATAGCGCGTTATAGAGCTTCATTTGAGCATTTCTTTTGTGATTTCTAACAAAATAATAATTAAATAGATTTATTAAAACACAAATCCATAAATAATGGTAGCTCTTCAAGCTGTTTACAAAAGGCGCGCCATTCGGGAAGTCGATGAGTCAATCGTTGATTGTAAATCGTTTTAAGCTGACGATAATTAGTTGTCATTCGAGCAGTGAGTCTAAATCCAACGGGGATATTATACAACACTTTGAGATAATTTTCAGGATTGGGATTATCATTATAATTTCTTACGAGTTCATCAACAACAGTGACGATCGAAGGTTCAACATAGTCATTACACTGTTTAGCTATGTCAAATTTGCAAATTCTGTGCATTGTTGACTGCGAACTTACAAAGTCTATAAAATGATATCTTTGCATTTCAGTCCAAGCTTTAAGTGAAAAGGTTAAATCAAATTGAACTATTATACCATTCAAAAAATTGTCATGACCTGAACCAACAGGCGCTGCTCCGAGTGATTTGACAGTACTCGTGACATCAGAATTTAATAGAGATATATTTACACTCATCGGATATTTCGAAGCTTTTATAGATTCATTAAGACCATAAACTTCTATATTATTTATCAATTTTTCCATTCTTATCTCCTTTCAATTATTGTAAATTGTGATTATATATAATATTATCAACAAAACCATCATAAGAAAAACAACAATTAAACCAATAGAAGCAGAATTTACAACAAAATCGTCGTTGTTTAATATCAGTCCAGCCAATATCAAAAATAACGGTATCATAACACTGATAAAAAACAAAATTAAAAACCATGTGGGAATTAGAAATTCAACCAATATACTAAGTATTTGAAGTGTTAACATATTTTATCTTCCTTTTTAAGGCTTTGTTCAAAATCATTAACTTCGTCCATATTTTTGAACACTTTTAATTCGTCACCTTCGAGTTTTGTAAAGTAATTGTAATACCATTTTTTAAGTTCTTCAAGAGTTTCTTGAGTTTCCCAAGTTATGATGTGTCTAATAATTGGAATTGTCTCACTTGTGTTATATACAACAACATATTTTTTCATTTGAGAAACTCCTTTCAAATTAAATTTCGTTTAATCGTTTCATCAACTAAAGCTTCCATTTTGTCTTCCGTATAATCTTTTTGTCCATATATATAACGTTCATACAATAGAGAAAAACATAATTTAAAATATTTATTATTATGCTGTAAATATCGAAATTTATCACTTTCTTTTATTGCAACATCCTTAAAATATTCGTCATAATTTGTGAAGTCATGAATTATTATATGTCGTTTATATAATTCTTTTATCACAATCCGGCTATAATACAACAAATACTCTTTTGGATAGTCGTAAATGTAATTGATTAAAATGTCTTTAGGTTGTTTTCGAAATATTAAGTCGAGCTCTTTCCATTGCTCAGATAATTGATAATCAGGTAGATAAGGAATGATATCAATATGCCATAATCTCATTTTAGTTTGTCACCTTTATTATTTATTCTTTTTTTAATTTTACGGATTGCTGTTGCTGTATTATATTGGACAGTTGAAAGAGGAATTCCTGTTTCATCACTTATTTTTTGATTGCTTATTAACTTTCCTGAAAAATATTTTCGTGTCATTACTAATTTTTGATTAGGGGGAAGTGTTTCGATAATTTTTTTAGCTTCCTCTAATACAATTTTTTTATAACACTCATCAAATAAATCACTATTATCTGATAATATATCGTCTAACAACAGTGCATTGCCGTCGTCATCAACAGATATAATAGCGCTGGGATATACTTCTTTTTGTTTTATTCGATTTTCTTTAAAAGCCGTTTTACTTAATAAATTTAGTATACATTTACCAACATAGGATGAAAGTTTTCCTTTCTCCTCGTCATACGTATCAATCGCATTGATTAAAGCAATATAACCAATCGAGCAATAATCTTCAAATTTGTCATTTTCAGGTGAGCAATAATATTTATTGACCAAATAACGGACGAGACCCATATTGTCAGTAATAAGTTTTTCTCGACTATTCATCTTATCAGCCCCCTTGTTTATTTATAATATGTTCGATGTCGAATTTTTGATAAAATTTTATTCCATCAGAGTCACCTATGGAATAAAATTCACCTTTTTTGTTTTTATCATAAATAAGACGAATATTGATTATTTCAAAAATATCTTTAAGCCAATTCGACACTTCAACTTCTTTTTCTGGGATGAAATTTTCAAGGTTATTACAAAATGAAAACTCAACTTTGAAAGTAACCCAAGGTTTATTGTTTTCCCGTGAATAGAAAATTTCAGAACCGAACATATCGATATTATAAATATCATTCCAAATTGGACAACTTTTATAATCAACATACTCGTCGTATGCATCACCCCAATTCTTAATGATAGTTTTTTGAAGTTCAAAGGTTTCTTTGGGTGAAAAAGTTTCAGAGTCCGAAATGTACTTAAAAGGGGTTCTGGCGCCAATACATTGATATTTTTCTAAAAAGCAATAATAAGTCAATTTGTTGTTCATGTTGATATTTTCCTTTATATTTTATTAAAAATTCCAGTATTAAATGCATTTTTAAAAATCATACCTGAAGCTACACTTGAAGCGTAAATCCGAGTGCGAATTTTTCTCTTGAATATGGATTTCAAAAACTTAATCATAAGTAACTCCTTATTTATAAGATTTAATAACGTTTGTTATTCCCCAAAAATCAATCTCTTCATCGTTCTTCTTCACTGAGAGCACAAGATTTCGGACACCACATATTTGTGAATCCACTACGTTCACCATCAGCGGTTTCATATTCAACGCAAAGCTTGTAAGCTTTTTCTGTTTCATCAACAACTTCTGAACCATTATTAAAAATAGATATATAGGAATATTCTTTTTTCTTTTTCTCGAAAAACCAATCTTTCATGTAAACTATCATTTGAGTGTCTCCTTAGTGTTTTGTTATTTTCTATATATATTATAACACATTTTTTTGAAATGTCAATAGTTTTTCGAAAAATTTTTATTTTTTTTTTTTTTAATTTTTGAGAGGGGAAATTATTTTTTGGGAATTTGCGAAGAAAAATATGTAAAACAAGAATGGGTAATT